GACCCCCCTGCCTTTAAGGACTATGCCTCCCCAAAAACGACCAGTACAGTCCCTATAGGCCCCTGTGAGGGCCAGACCAGTCAGGATTGATAGGGATATGCCTAGAAAGAAAAAACCTCTTATGGGGGCTACTAAGCCTCGCCTCCACTCGCCATTACTCAAGGGCAAATCTCGGGGTATCGAGATCTCGCAGCTGGCAGACTCTATAGAGATGCCGCTTTTACCTTGGCAAAAATTTGTCATAGACGATATGTGTATGGTGGACAAAGATAATATGTTTATCAGAAAGACAAACCTAGTGTTGGTGGCCCGGCAACAGGGTAAAACTCACCTTGCCCGGATGATGATGCTTGGGCACATGTTTTTATTCGATAGCCCTAACGTGCTAATGATGAGCTCTAATAGATCGATGGCCTTGGACACCTTTAGACAGGTAGCCGGAGCGATTGAGAGTAACGATTGGATGCGTAAACAGGTAAAGCAAATACGCCACGCTAACGGCACGGAGTCTATAGAATTAAAAAATGGAAATAGGCTCGATGTGGTCGCAGCTACTAGAGACGGCAGCCGCGGCAGGTCGGCCTCATATTTATATATCGATGAGGTACGCGAAATCTCAGAGGAGGGTTTTCGCGCGGCCACGCCGACCACCCGTGCAAAATTAAACGCTCAAACTTTGCTTACGAGTAATGCAGGGGACTCGTTTAGTACCGTGCTTAATGATCTCCGGGAAAGAGCCCTTAGTTTTCCACCTAAATCATTTGGGTTTTATGAGTATTCAGCGCCTCAATTTGCAAAGATAACGGATCGTAATGCGTGGGCCATGGCTAACCCGGCTCTTGGCTATACCGTAACCGAGGAGGCTTTAGAGGAGGCCGTAGCTACTCAGCCGATTGAAACCACAAAAACCGAGTTACTTTGTCAATGGATAAGCAGCACCTCGTCACCCTGGCCTCATATGGCGGTCGAAGATGCAGCTGACAAGGATCTAAAATTGTCGGTGGGTCCTCTTACTATATTTGCTTTTGACGTTAGCCCTAGCCGTAGAGACGGCTCGTTATGTATGGGCCAAGTCCTCGAGGACGGCCGCATAGGCGTAGCGGTCCTTGAGATCTTTCACTCGGACGTATCCATCGATGAGTTATTTGTAGCTAATGCAATAGCCAAATGGGCCAAGATTTATTATCCGCGCCAAGTGGCCTACGACAAATATACAACCGCCTCAATAGCCAAACGCCTTGAGTCTAATGGCATACAGATCACCGACATATCAGGGCAAAAGGGATATCAGGCCTCAGGGGATCTCTACGAGGCGCTGGCTAATAAACGTATCGTCCACTCGGGGCAAGATCAGCTAGTTAGCCATATGGCTAATTGTGCAGCTAAAGAAAGCGATGCCTCGTGGCGTATCATCCGTAGAAAATCAGCCGGCCCGGTAGATATAGCTATAAATTTATCCTTTATCGTCCATATACTCACTCAGCCCATGGGCGAGGCTAAAGTTTACGTATAGAGACACGCCGCCTATTACCTGATTTTATCCTTGACATTTTGAGAAAATTCCCTCATGGGAATACTCCAAACTCTAGGGTTTAAGTCAGCTGAAAAGCCGACTATCGAGGCTCAATATGCCCCAGCCGTTATGTCTACACAATACGGCTACGGCTCATATAACACCGGATCTACTCTCGGCTATAACGCCTCCGGTATCGATCGTAATTTTGCTTTGCAAGTAGCAAGCGTTGCACGTTGTCGTAATTTAATCGCTGGAGTTATATCCGGTATTGATTTAGCACTTTATAAAAAATCAACAGGAGAAAAATTAGGATCTCCAATTTGGTTAGAGCAACCGGATCAGCGCCAACCTCGCAGCGTTACTATTGCGGCAACTGTTGATAGTTTAATTTTTTACGGACAGGCTTTTTGGAAAGTGGAAAGTTTGTACGCCGATGATGGACGTCCGAGCGGATTTTCTTGGGTAGCTAATAATCGAGTTACTTACACTACAAATAAATTTGGTACAGAAATTAAAGATTATTATCTCGATGGAAATCTTGTACCAATGGCCGGTATTGGATCACTCGTTACTTTCCAAGGCTTGACCCCTGGAGTTTTAGATACAGCTGGCACAACTATTAAAGCTGCTTTTGATGTACAAAGAGCCGCGGCTGTAAGTGCTGCTACACCAATGGCCACTACAGTATTAAAAAATAACGGGGCTGATTTGCCAGAGGCTCAAGTGCAAGGTTTATTAGCTGCATGGAAAGCATCTCGTGCATCACGATCTACAGCATATTTAACTAGCACTCTTAGCGTAGAAAATATTGGCTTTTCACCTAAGGACATGGGCTATGTGGATTTTTCTCAATACTTAGCTACGGAAATTGCGCGCTCTATGAATGTACCGGCTTATTATATTTCTGCCGATATGAATAACAGTATGACATACCAAAATATTTTAGACGGTCGTAAGGAATTTATGGCGTACTCATTACAACCTTATATCTGTGCTATTGAGGATCGTCTATCTATGAATGACATAACAAATTCGCAAAATCAAGTACGTTTTGCGGTCGATGACTCGTTTTTACGTGCAGATGCAAAAGAGCGTTTAGAAATTATCGAAAAAATGCTAACGCTAGATTTAATCGATGTAAATCAAGCCCGACAAATGGAGCAACTAACACCGCTAGGAGATGCAAGTGCTACTAACGTTTAGCCAAGAAATACAGGCAGCAGATACAGAGCGCCGGATCGTATCGGGGCTCATCGCTCCATATGGTGAGGTCGGCTTTACCTCAGCTGGCCCGGTGGTATTCGAGCGAGGATCTATCGCTATTGCAGATCCAACTAAAATAAAATTACTATCGCAGCACCAACAGGATAAGCCGGTGGGTCGCATGATTAGCGCAAGCGACTCTACAGAGGGCGTTTACGGATCGTTTAAGCTTTCGAGTAGCACTCGAGGACAAGATGCACTCGTACTAGCTCAGGAAAACCTTGTGTCTGGCTTATCCGTAGGGGTCGATGTAACGGCCTCTAAGCCGATGGGAGATTACCTGTTGGTAACGGCTGCCGTCCTGAAAGAGGTATCGCTCGTAGAGAGCGCGGCCTTTAGTAGTGCGTCCGTAACTGATATTGCAGCGGCTCGAGCAGCACTCGAGGCAGCTACAAGTACAAGCACAAAAGAAAAAACCACAACGATTAATACGACAATCGTAGAGATCGAAACCGAAACAGAAACCGAAAGCGAGGAAGCTGTGACTACAGCCCCAGAAAATACACCGGATACTCCGGTAGATACACCGGTCGAGGCTGAAAAGGTCGAGGCCGCTCGTAAGATTATCCGTCCATCTGCTCTCGACTCTCAGCGAGTGCGTACACCTATTATCTCAATGCCTACTTACACAGAGCACAAGATCAAAGCTGCACTCGGTAGCGAGGACTCTCGTCTATACGTAACAGCCGCCGATGACTCTTTCTCTACAAACCCGGGTTTTAACCCTACACAGTACCTATCTGAGTTTGTAACTAACACTCGTTTTGGTACACCTGCTATCGATGCTTGCTCACAGGGCACCTTGCCTACTAGCGGTATGACGATCAACGTGCCGTCACTCGTGACCTCTGCCGGTGGTGGTACAGGTGTAGCACCTGTAGTAACCGTTGAGGCTGAGGCTGGCACCGTTGCTAATACAGGTATGGAAACAGCTTACCTAACTGGCACAGTATCCAAGTACGCCGGAGCTAACACCTACAGCGTTGAGCTCCTCGAAAGATCAGATCCTAATTTCTTTGCAGAGCTAACTACTCAGCTAGAAAATGCGTATCTAAAGACAATCGACACAGCTGTACTAACAGCGATGCTTTCAGCTGCACAAGCTGGAGCAACACAGCCAGCGTCTAGCGCCGGTATTATCGGTTATGCCTCAGATGCAGCGGCTAAGGTTTATCAAGCTACAGGTTATTTTGCACAAAATTACGTGGCAAACCCTAGCCAATGGCAATTATTAATGGGCGCGGTGGATACTACCGGGCGTCCAATTTATTCGGCATCACAGCCAATGAACGCGGCCGGACTAACTCAGCCGGGATCAATTCGAGGCAACGTACTCGGACTAGATCTGTATGTTGATAAAAACTTTACAGCTACTACAACTATCGATGACTCAGCTGTAATCCTTGCACCTGAGGCCTTTACCGTATATCGCTCCGCACAAAACTTTATGAGCGTAAACGTTGTGGGATCTCTACAGGTACAGGTTGCAATTTATGGTTATATGGCAACAATCGCCAAGATGCCAAATGGTTTGGTTAAATTTAACCTAACGTAAGCAAAAAAACTAATAGTCGGTAGGGCTCTTAGCCCTTTGAGCCCTACCGGCCCTTTTTAAGATGGGAGTAAATAAGTGCCAGCGACATACGTAACCGAGGCCGAGCTAAGAGCAAATTTAGGTATCGAAAATTTGTATAGCTCAGATATCGTGGAGACGTGTTGTCAGGCTGCCCAAGATTTGCTTAACCAGTATTTATGGTTTGACTCTGCTCCGGTAGTGGGCACAGCGTTACAAAATAACGTTGCTACTGTAATGGTTGCTAACCCTGCAATCTTTAGCACTGGGGACTCTG